GCCAGAAGCAGCTGATGCTGATAATTCAGGCATGAAATTTACATCATACCAGTTAGCAGCGGCAACTGTTAAAGAACCTGATGCAATTGATGATGTATAATCATTAACCGTATATCCGAAACGACCTGCGCCATAAAGACCGCCTGTTGCTTCATCTGTTCTACCAAACAAGTTTCCTGTACCGCCATATAATGATGTTCCAGCTTCGAAACCTGGTTGTGTTGTTCCTTTGCCATATTTGAAATCTAAGTAGAATACCAATCCTGCAGGTAAATTCATTGGTTGAACACTAACGAATTCTTTTGCAGCGATTTCACCAAAAATACGACGTACTAAAGGAAGAGCTACGCCTACCCATTGTTCAGCACTATCACCACCTGTTTTTGTGGATTCTTCAATTACTTGTTTACTTTGGTTTTCTAAAAGAACGGCCATTCCGTGAATTTCGTGATCTGCCTCTAGACCATCTAAAAGACCTGTCGGTTTCCACTTGTTCACCAAACCTCTAGTTTCTTCTAATAAAACTTTAGACGGGTTACGACCTTCCATAAGTTTTTCTAATGTGATACCCATTTGTTTTTCTCCTAATTATGAGTTGTTATTTTTTAATTTTAATACCAGCCAATTTACGGAATCTGTCAGCACTATCTGGATCTACAATATCATTGCTTCGACTGATTTGTTTGTTAATCTTAGCTACTTGTTCTTTAATCACTTCTTGTTTCTTTGCATTTGTGCCTGTTGGTTTTGATGCAAAAGATTCTTTCAATGATTTTTGTGTTGAATTTCTAAAATTAACACCGCTAAATGATTCATAAATTGTTGTGTATAACAATTTGATTTCACGTAAATTCTTAGCTCTGTCTAAACTTTCAAGAACTTTCATTTTTTGTTCATTTGTTAAAGAATATTTTTTGAATAATTTATTTGTATAAAGCAATTTAGCATTCAATAAATTGATTTCATTCAATTTTGTTCTTAACAAATTAACAACTTTTTTGTGTTCATTTAAGTTAGTTTCCGTTTCAGCAAGTTTTGACTCCAATTCTTTAATTTTGATGTCTTTTGAATCTTCCATTTCATCAGAAGAATCTTTACCAGTTTCTTTTTCTTCTTCATCCTCTTCAGAAAGTTCTCTTAATATTTCATCAAGATCTATTTCGTTATCGGTTGTAGATACTGCTTCATCTTTAATTTTAACTTCGCTACCAGGTTCTGTGTCATCTTCAACTTCTACAGTTTCTTCCTCTGGTTCTAAATCAAGATTTTCTTCTTCTGCAAGTTCATCTTCCAACTCACGAATTAAACCTTCTAATTCAGTTTCAACATTATCTTCTTCCGGTTTAAAACCTTCTTCTTCAACAGGTTCCTCTGTTGGAGTTTTTTCTGTTGATTCTTTTTTTGCTGGAACTTCTTCTGCTGGAGCTTCTTCTTCTGTTGAATCTTCTTCTTCTGCTGGAGCTTCTTCTTCTGAAGATTCTTCTTCTGGAGCTTCTTCTTCTGAAGATTCTTCTTCTGGAGCTTCTTCTGGAGCTTCTTCTTCTGCTGGCTCTTCTTTTTCAACAGGTTCCTCTGTTGGAGTTTTTTCTGTTGAATCTTCTTCTTCTGCTGGAGTTTCTTCTGTTGGCTCTTCTTCTACAAATGAATCGTCATCATCTTCTCCTTCAATTTCATTCTGAATTTTATGTGCGATCATTGATTGAAGTTGAGGACGGAATGCTTCCTCCAAAGCGGCTTTTGCGTTTGCTAATGCTGTTTCTTTTACAGCCTTTGCATCTGCGATTGCTTGTTTTAATAAATCGTTTTTACTCATTATGTGTCTCCTATATTTAGGAATTAAACTTATTAGAAGTTTAATGATATATATGAATTTTTACGATATCACATTAAAGTGATATATTACTTTTGGAATAAGTATATAAAAAAGCCAGGAAATTAACTTTTTTCGTTATATTTTTCGTTTTTTTTAAAAAAAAGTTGGATTTTTTAATATTGGCGAGGTTTTCTTTGAGGATTATTTAAGATATTAGGGTCCAAATTATTTTCTGAAATATCATCGGATTGTTCTTGCGATATCAAATTATGATAGTTATCATATTCAGGAGATGTATCATCATATATATTTGTAGATGTATATGAATTATTTCCATATAAATTATATGCGGGTGATGAATATCCACTATATAAGTTTCTTAAATTTACACCATACTGTACCGTTTGAGGATTCTGTAATATATTCAATCCTTGTTGTATAGTCGGATCTATTTTCATAGTTTTTAAATCCATTAAACTATCTCGGAATCCTTTTATTTCTTCTCGTTTTTGGAATGCTTTGGTACCAAGTGAGCCAACAACTATTAATGCAATTGATTCTGGAAATGAAACTATTGTATTAGTTTTTATAGAAACAACTGCCCACACTGCTAAAGGTACAATGGTAGCAAATAGAGACGCAAATCTCATTGACGACCACTTACCATTTTCTTCTAATAAAGAACCTAAATTAGTAAATAATGTTCCAATAGGACCTTTTGCGCCGAAAAAATTGAAGAACTGATTTTTGTCATTGTGTGCCATAAATCATTTCACACCCAATATACTTTTTAGAAATGGACCTATTACAGGAACATTCAACAATGCTGCTAATATTAATAATATTAATGCAATTGCTTTTGCAACTTTTACAAAAGAATCGGCAGTAGTCGCTTTTTCTTTTATCCAAGTCGTAATTTTCTTAGGCATAATTGTTTTTATTGTTTCAAGTTCAGCTTTATTACAATCGAGTGATATTTTTAAATCATCTATTTTTTTATTTAATTTCGAAAACTGTTCGGGTATATCTAATAACGCATTTTGCATACTCTCGCCATTCGCTTTTAATTCTCTTAAATCATCGTTAACTATCTGATAAAAATCTTTTTCTGAAATATATGCCGGCATACCATTAACAATGATTTGAATCTCACGTTCTCCATTTACCGTTCTAACAGATTTACTCGGAGTTTTTGATGGTAATGTTTTTTTAGCCATTATATTTTTCCCGTTCTTGTTTCATTCTGTATTTATTTCTCGAAATTGATTTCAATTTCTTTTCCCTTTTTAGGACAGATGGTTTAACATAGTGTTGACGTTTCTGAATTTCCAACATCAATTCACATCTTTTTATTTTCTTTTTAAACTTTTTTAATGCTTTTTCTAATGCTATTGATTTTTGCGCATCTGTGTTACAATTTCTTGAATCTACTTCTACATAGATTGACATACAACCTCCGGTCTAATTATTTTAATTTATTCGCAACCTTTCCTTTTGCATCAAGATATTTTTGAAAATCAGTATTATTGGGGTCAGCTTTACCATCAGCAGTTTTATTTATTGCATCAACGGTTTTAATTTTATCATCATCTGTTACTTGACCTTTTATTGTCATTACGCCTTCTTGTATATCGAAATATCTTCCAAGAATATTTCCCATATCCTCATAAAGACCTGTCATACGCTGTTTTAATGATTGCGCTTCAGTGGCAACCTTCGCGAACTGACCTGACATTTGTTTAAGTTCTTTCATATTACGTTGAACTGTAATTTTATCGAAACTTTCATCAATAGATGACATCGCTATAGCCTCCGCCATTTCTGATATTTTGGACAAGTCTTTAGCGATTTCTACAAGATTGTGTTCATTATATATTTTACCGCCATATTCATTATACCTCTTTACCATTTCAGTAAATTTTATCTTATCTTCACGTGATAATTGAGGAATTTCCGGCTCCACTTTGGTTAAACTCTCAACACGTTTTTTATCGGTATACCAATCTTCTTTTACTAATTGTGTCAATTTCATACATTATCTCCAAATGAAATTATTTATTTTGTTCCTTGAGTTCACAAGGTACTCTTGTTAATCTCGCTAAAAAATTATCAAATTCTCTATTAATATCTTTGTCAGTTATTGCCACTGTATTATTTCTTTCTTGTACAATTCTTAAATTAAATTTTTCACTATTTGTAAAAAATTTCTTACCATCAACGTTTCTGTATTCCTTCGCTAATTCAGAAAATTTTTTTTCAGAAAAAAACAAATCGAATATCAGACTTTTTAATTCTTTTGAATAACGAGCATCTATTCTCAATCTACCTTTCATTTTATACCTTTTCGTTGTTTAAACCTTTTAACATCCACAAATATTTCATATAAATCATCTATCAATTGTAAAATAAGATCTGATTCGTCTTGCTTCCCAGCTATTTTATATGCATCCATTAAATCTAACATTGCTTTCTTAGCAATATAATACTTAGAATCAATGTCGGTTCTGTCATTTTCCATCAAACTTACGAGTTCTGATAATTTTAATCGCATTTAATTTTCCTTTTTAAATTAATTAAAAAGAAACTTTTTTAATTGTTCTCTTACCATAGAGCGAATTTGTTCTTCAACAACATCTTTCTTATCGCCCATTTCAATGTCAATTTTCTTCACAAACTTACCTTTTCCTTCAAGAGCTTTTTTTATTTGGCCAATCAATAAAGTATATGAAGATTCAGCGTTAGACGCGCCTTTTACTTTATATTCAATGCCATCTATGTTGATTTCGAAAGAATCATTTTCTTTCTTAGGCAATTCGTTATCTTTACCTTTCATCTTCTTAATTTCAACTCCATTGTCATCAGGTTTTACTTCCGATGTTGCTGTTACACTTGCTGTAGGAGCGTCCTTTGTTACTTTAGTAGTTTTGGGAGTTTTAACATTCTTTGCAGGCTCAGTGTGTTTATGAGTTTCTTTTACTTTTTTCATACCACTCAGTGTCTCACCTTTTTTTTCTGTGAGAATTTCATTAATGGTTTTTCTAATAGCTTCTCGTAATTTCTTTTCTTCATTAGTCATTTTAGTTCCTCTTTTATTCATTTGAAATGGTGATATTTTTTAATTTATCGAATTCAACCTTTAATGATTCTACGGCATTTTTAAGAGCATCTATCGCACCAATAGCTGGTAAAATATAAGAATTTATCTTAGCCATATCTTTTTCATTTTTAGAAATATTAATATCATAATCGTGTAAAGCAGATAACAATCTATTAACTAAATCATTTATATCAAGTTTATTCATTCTTAATTTAGTTATAAAAATTTGATATTGTGCTCTAGATATTTGATTTGATGATGTTGTTGGTTTCTCTGGTCTGGCTCGTTTAGCATCAATAGCTTTTTCTTCGGGACTCTTAGGAGGCTCTTTCTTTACAACAGGTTGTTTAACAATTGGTACCTGTTTTTTGACAACTTTAACAGGTTTCACTTTTTTCTGTGGTAATTGTATCACAGGAGGCTTTTCAGCAGTACCTTTTAATTTGTCCACGAATGGATCTGCTTCTGAAATAAGTTTATTTATTTCTTCTGCTATTAAATTTCTCAATCGTTCTAATTTTTCTTCTCTCATATTATTTACCTTCTTTTGCGTCATTAAATGATGATAATATATCAATTACAATTTCGTTGATTTTACAATAATTGCCTATACAAACTTCTCCAACTTCAACAGATTCTTTTATTAATCCTTCTTTTACAGGATTCATAAAACTTCCTTGTGTTGATGGATTACTTACCATATCCCAACACAAAATTTCAAAATCGTCCTGAACTTCAACTTTACCACCACCCAATTCACGAGTTGATCCTAAACCTCTAGATGAAATACCAACACGAACATTAGATTTAAATAATTCTTTTAATATGTTGCCTGCCGGTGTTCCCAAAATTTCAATTGTTCCAATTAAATCATTTCCATTCCATTTTAAATCTGTTATAAGATGAGAAACATTTGCGAGATTGATGACAGAAGAATCTGGATGGTCCAATTCTCCAAGAGAACGTCTCTCTTTAATTAAATCCATATACTTGTTTACTTCACGAACAAGAATCTCTTTTGGATATATTCTATTATTCTGATTTAAAGCATCGGCTCTTTGTATAATACCACTAACTATTAACGGTTTATTTAATGCAATAGATTCTTCAATAATATGTCTTTCTACCGAAAACGGCATATAATCTATTAATAATGATCTCATTTAAAAACTCCTATAATTTTGGATTTACACCTTTTTTAAGTGAAAGTAAATATTTTATAACGGATGTAATAGCTTCCTCAATATCAGGATAAGGCTTCTCTGCCAACTTTCCTGATTTAGAATCTTCAATTTCAACCCAAACATCAGAGGAATCGGTTATTTTTATAGTTAATTGATACTGCCCATTGTCTTCACGTAAAACGTTAATCAATTCTTCTCTTATCATTTTTTTTAACTCGGATTTACGCATCATGTTTCTCCTATTATTTTATATAAATATTGAAAAAATTATTTATTTTTAAACTTTATCTCTTTTATAAGACCTTCTTTTTTAATATATACAACATATCCTTTGCCTTTAGGCATTATTCTATTCAAAATTATATTATTACCATTAAAAATACCTTTTTCAGCAGGTTTTTTCATCAATATCTTAATAAGTTGTTTAACCTTATCAGAAAAATATCCTGGAATTTCAACGACTCCAGAATCGTCACGATTGACACCCCCTTGCTGAACTGCTGGAAACGGTGTTGTATTTCCAAATTGAGTAACTTGATTGGCAGGCATCTGAGGTGTTTGGTTAGGAGCTTCACCACAACATCCGCAATTTGATGGTTTATCTGTTTGATTATTTATATGTGGTTTTAGAATACCATTTACTATCGAATTTAATTGTATAAACTTACCATTCACAATAAATCCTGTTTGAGATGTATTTTCGCACTCTTCATCACAAGGACATTCAACAGCCATCTCTCTCAACACGGATATAAATTCTTCATTAATAATATTTTTCAAATATTCTTTTTTCATTTTATTATCCTTTATATGCTAAAACCACTCCGCTTGTTATTCTAACTTTAGAAAATCTTCCCATAATGGAAGTATTCTTTGTTATTGTAACAGGTGTTGCTGAGCCCGATGCCGCATATGTTCCGCCTGCAGTCAAATCATTACCAATTAAAGATTTGGCAATTAAAACGGCATCGTTGTTTATAGCTTTTAACTCATACCATAAACTACCACTATTACCTGTAAGTGTTTCTGCTACGAATTCTCCTGAACCTGATAGTACATGGAATCCTTGTTGTCTTAAATTTAAGTCTAATTCATTTAATTGTACTGTGAATAAATCCATAGTTATCTCCTTATATCAATTTTTTTAGTTCGCCGACTAAAAATGTGATACTTTGAATAATTAATTTCTTTTTATTTTCATCGTCTAAATTGGCCAACGATTGTCTTAATTTAAACATCTGGTCAGAGTCAGTTAATATTCCCTCCAAATCTTTTAAACTTGCTTCAACTTGTGACCATTCATGTAATTGGCCAGGACTTTCTCTAAGCATTCTATAATCTTGCCATTTACCTAAACTAAATTTCTTTGCCATAATTACACCTTTTATTTAAAATTTTGAATTGAACCCATTAATCTAATGATTTTTTCATTTATTTTCCTTAATGCTGCATATGTTCTTTTGCCATATTCTTCCGATTGTATACCAGATTCGTTCTTTAATCTAATTGTTCTACTAACTAATTTTTCTACTTCGTGTAGATTATTCCTGATTTGCCTAACAGCAAGATTCATCTTTTGTTCAGGAGTTAAATTTTCATCTTTAAAATAAAAAGACTCTTTCAATAAAGTCTCAACCTTTTCAACGGCTTCTTTATAATGGTCTCTATTCACCAATTCATATCCAAGCAACTCAGAATTTTGTTTTTGTTTTTTCTTTGCTGCATTGCTACCGTTAGAAAATGCGTTCGGAGTTAAATACCCGGGAGCCGCGCCGGATGATGACGTTTCCTCTATTTTACCTTCTTTTTCAATTTCTTTCCAGTTATCATCTATATACTTAAAAAATTTCTTTCTCGCATCTTTACTCAAAGTTTTTACAGAACGAGCATTAAATTTCTTTAACGAATCTTTAAAGAATTTTTCATATTCAGCACGTTTCGTTTCATCCAAACCTTTGATAGTCTCTATTATAGTAGAAACAGTAATTTCATTAATATTAGTTGATAACATTGTTTTTCTCCCAATTTTCTACCGTTATATTCAATTCTTTTATCAATTCATAAACATTCAACATAGCTACAATGTGGTTATCATTCAATTCAGTATTTTCATTTAATAAATCCACTTGTTTTATAATCTCATTTATCTTAATCACAACAGCTTTATTGATAATTCGTTCATTCAAAGATTTCAAATCCGATTTTATTTTAGGAAGTTGTTGTGATATATATTTGTATAAAGAATTTTCAGATGATATATTATTAATATATTCTTTTATCAAATTCTTTTGTTCAAGATTCAAGTTTTTGTATTTTTCATTGAATCTATCAATCATCATCTTATAAGTAAGCATTCTCAAATCTTTTGTTTGTTTTTTATATTCACTCAATACGTCATCATCTTCTTGTTTTTGTTCAGCAACACTTTTCTTTGTAATATGCTCGATAATAGTATATTTAGAATCAATAATATCATTTGGCATCATAGACTCGTTGTCTGATTTTGATTTAAATATCTTGTAAATTGACGCCATTATTTTATAATCACTTATCTTAGGAGCAAAAAATTTATCAAAATCATAGTTATTTTTGATTTCTTTAATCAAATTATATTTAGTTTTTTTCAATTCAGTTTTATTCAATTGACTATGAGCAGTTAATACTTCATATAAATAATCTTCTGCTTTAATAGGGTCAGAATATTTATATTTCATTAATGCTTGATACAATAGATATTCTTTACCAAGCTCCGAATTACTCTTGAAATATGATTCTATTAATCTTTGCGCAACAGAATTTTTTACACCATTCATTACATCACTAGTTAATTGTCGTACCAACAACTCAAATAATATGCCTGTGTTTTTGATTTTGTTATGCTTAACTTTAAGATCGGTCATTATATATCTCCGTTTTTCATATAATATTATTTATAAATATAAAATATCCATTTATTTATCTTGTTCCATAATGTTATTTTCATCTAAAAATGTATTTTTATCTGTATCTATCTCATTTATAATATCATTCATATCTATCGAAGATTCATTGTTATTCCTTGAAAATTTAGATGATTTCAGACTTTCCTTTATCAAATTCTTTGTTTTCTCTTTATCATTAATAGATTCTCTACTTAAAGGACTACCTCCTTTAGATTTAGGCTTTAATACCCTATCTATATCATATGATTTCACGTATTCCTTTCTTCCAAGTGGGTCTCTGCCTCTAACGTGAGAATCCTGACCATAATGAGTTCTTAAACTCATCTTTCTGTCTCGTTCAGCCATATCAATATCATATTGTGATTTGGTCTTATCATCAGGCTTGTAATAATGCATATGATTTCCGCTCGGATCTTTAACGGAATCGTCCATATTTCTGTCATAATCTACTTTGAAATTGGTTTCTCCCAAATCTATATCTCTGCCCATTCTACCACCTGTCTGTTGTAATAAAGCCAAATCATGTGGAGTTCCAAATGTTTGACCTGTTTTGAATGGGTCATTACCTTCACTCTCAATCTGATCTTGTCTAAATTTTTCTTTAGAATCATCAATGACTTTTTCTTTCTGTTCTTCAATCTCAGAATCGGACAATTTAAGAATTTTTCTGTATATCCAATCATTTGACAACAATTTAACTTCTTTCATATCACGAATTAAATTGATTTTTTCTGACCATAATGATATCATTTCCTGTTCATATATTGTTGAAGGACTTGACATTGACAATTCAAAGTCAACAATCTCATCATCAGCAAACCCTTGAACATATAAATGTAATATGGCTAATTTCGATAATTCAGAAACAAATATTTTTTGTATTCTTTCAATTGTTCTAGCAAAACGAACATCTTCTGCCGCTAATGTTGCTTTACCTGATACACCTTCTTCATATCCTAAAAATGCCTTAGGAATTTTCAATGCAGCCATCATTTTATTTCTCAAATACTCAATATCATCAATAGCATTATACGTCAAACCAGGAACATTTTCAATATTAGTTCCTGAATCGCCGCCTCTAACAGGAATAAAATAATCTTCAATCATATTCATAAGATTGTATTTCAAATTATAATCACCTGTTCTTGGATCTACCAACGGCTGTTTCTTTAATTTGTTTACAATCGATTGCATATATTGGTCAATCTCATTCGCAGGTATATTTCCAACATCAATTTTAAATATACGTTTATCAGGAGCTCTCATAATACGATGAATTAGCATAGCGTCTTCCATGAGTTGTAGTTGTTTCCATACTCTTCTTCCAGATTCAATCATAGAATTATGAACTACAATTCCATCTGCTATAAAGTTATGATATTTATTATCAACTTGTATATCATAAACTTCTTCTTTTTCTAATTCTGTTATACTTCTAATTTTTTCAACATAATAATTGTCAGACATTTTTTTGAAATCTCTGGATGTAAATCTATATGTAAATAAATGCATCACACAGTCATGTTTACGTTCCCAATAATCATACATACCACTTTTACCAATAGTAGTCCATTTCTTTGTCACTGATAACCCACCTGATATTGCGATGTTTCTCAAACCATCAATTAAATCTTCATTTATACTACCAAGTTGATATGTATTTCCATCAATATCACAACCATCCGCGTCAGCAAATCCAAATAACATTTCCAATCTATATTCATTTGGAAGATTCCATAACCAAGAAGGAATCTTTTTATTTTTAGTACCTGTTATAAATCCAAGTTGTTCCAATATTAACTTGAGATATGTGGAATTTATAACACATGATGAATTAGACAAATCTTTATTGGTAAATCTATAATTCAATCCCAATTTTTCTATAAATTTTATATATCGTGAACTTTTATCCAACCTATCTCCAATCGAAAAACACACCGTATTTTGAGTCAACCATCCGTCTCCAAGCATAAAGCCAAAAAATCGTACCAATTCTTTAAAATTATTCTTTAATAAATTTTCATCTATATAAGAAATTTTTGAATCCAACACATCATTTATTACTAAATTAGGATATGTAATATCCGACTGAGTATTTATTACAGGAAGTATTATCATATCATCCAAAGTTAAATCTTTCACTTGTTTATATTCACCAGATTGAGTCAATATTGGATGTTCATATGTTGCACATATTCTTCTATGAGCAGTTTTTATTTCATATGTCTTTTTAATACCTGACATTACAACATTTAAAACTTTTGTTTCAATTGTTTTATTATTTATATTATCCCACGAATAAACGGTATCTCCTACCTGAATATCCTTTATGAATTTAGGACCTGTATTTGTAGGAATAACGCTTAGTCCAGATAAACATTTACCATAAGGAAGGAAGTTTGCATCACCGAGTAACCTAAAATGAGCTATTTCATAATTTTCATAGTAATCTGTTTTTGGATTACTTGAATTGTATATCGCACTATTTTTGAATCTCACAATGAAAGGATTCATTGAGTCAAAACCTTCCTCACGTTCTATTTCATATGGAGATAATGGTATAACATTTACTATACCGTAATTTTCAGAAATTTCTAATTTGAGAAAATGATCTCCATACTTGCACATATTTCGAATCCAAGGCCAAGCATTAAATTCTATATTTAATATATCATAAAATAGATTATCAAGAGTTTTCTTTATTTTATCATTATCGGATTTTATTGACAATATCTGACCAAATTCATCTTTGGTCGTGCAATTATGACAATAAATCTTACTTCCATCATTTGATTCCAAAGCATACACATGAGATTCTCCAACATTTACTAAATCATAAGCATCTTCCATACCTACATATTCAATAGAAACTACTTTTATATATGATGTTGATATGTCATCGGTTTTTAAATTGAATTGTTTCAACTCATTTTTTTCATTAATCAATCTGTTATGCCTATCTGCTATCAGTTGATGAGTATATTTCCATTTTCCGTTTTCCAATATCATTTCATATCCGAGCATGAATTTGTTATCAGATTTTTTCGTCGGCATTGCTTTAATCAATGATCCTGCAACTAAATCGGACATAGATTTCAATCCTTCATTTGTCACCCATATATGATCGGACGTACACTTGAAAATTGTTCCATCTTCTAATGTGATTTTATACATGGATTTCTTACCATTATACGCCACTTTCTCGCACATAGAAGGAACAAACCAATTTAAATCTGTGTCTAATGAATATACCCAAAAGTTTTTAGTGTCATTATCATACAATTCTTTTATAGAAACTTTACTGCCATCTAGCAACGGTATAATAGTATCAGGACCTACGCATTCATCCGCATAAATATCGAGTGCAGATGCAATAATAGGATCAGTCTCCATCAATTCATAGTCTCTGAATAACACGGGTCTCTGTGTTGATATTATGGAAAGTTCATTATATCCGTATCTTCCGTATGTAGAATAAAAACCCGGAAATCGAGTTTTCATAAAATTTGTAGATAAATCAGCAAATGCCTGATTTGTGTCCACATCCATTACACGAAGTTTGTCTCCTCCAATTCGTCGGATAACAACATTTGTACTAAATAATTTTTTTAATCTGTTAAATAGACCGCTATCTGCCATTTATTAACTCCATTTTTGTTAATATTAAATTGTTTTTTGATGGGTGGTTTTATTTGATGTGATGTGATGTTATCAAATTGTTATTTTATAATGATGTATTATCGTCATTTAGCCGCCACCATAAAAACAATTATTTAATATAAATATAACAATTTATCTATTTTAACTCATTTTCTAATAAAAATATTCGGTATTATTCGGTCATTAGAGGAACATCATACTTCGTTCGCTAGAGAACTATCAAATATAGAATTATATCCACTATAATAATTACTTTGAATAGTAGAATCATGTGTTGTATTGTATGTATTCCAATGTGCGCTTAATACTGTACCATATGTTGCTGTATTATTTCCACTTTGATGACTAGCATTATGCAATTGATAATGGCTTGTTTGATAATTTGAATTATTACCACTTTGTACAGTATTATAAACGCCTCCTCTATGAGTAGAATAGTGAGGAGATGAATACACTGAAGAGTAGTGAGGACTAGAATAATGTGTTCCCCAATTTGAAGAATTATTCGATGTGTAATGTGTAGCGTTGTGAGAACTATTGTGAGGAGAACTCAAAAAACTAGAATTATAAGAAGAATTAACAGTAGAATTATAAGAAGAATTAACAGTAGAATTATTTCCATTATAATGACCGCTGTTGTATGAGCTTTGTACAGTAGTATAATAAGTAGAATTATGACTGCTATTATGGGGAGCACTATAAACACCACTATTATGAGGAGATGCGTAATATGTAATATTATATGAACCATTATGATTACTATAATGTGGAGCGCTTAATACCGTGGAATTGTGTGGCGTACTATAATTAGATGTATAATTAGGTCCATTCACACTACTATAATGCGGAGCCGATAATACT